CTGAAACCACGCTTGCCAGGGCAGCGAACGCGTCGCCAGCCGACCCAACGATGTCTCTGGCGTCGAGTGTCCCGAGGAACTCCGCGGCGCGTGCTGCGGCCTCTGTGAGCGCCGGCGCGAACTCTGCGACGACACGATTGGTGAGCCCGCTGAAAGCAGCAGAAACCTTAGCGATGGCATCGTCGAGGGCAGCAAGGTTGCTCACCTGGTCCTGCGAGAGCACCGTGCCGAGCCGCTCGGCCTCCTCTGCCATCTGCTGCAGAAACCCTGCCCCCTCTTGGAACACGGGCACCAGGTCGATGCCGCTCTTGCCGAACAGGCTCACCGCCGCGGCGGCTTGCTGGGCAGGGTTTGGCAGTTCCGCGATGGCAGCGGCCACCTTCTCGAATGCCACCTGTGGCGAGAGCCCGGCGAGCTCGGTGACCGACAGCCCGAGATCTGTGAACGACTTGATGGCCGCGGCGTTGCCGGTCTGGGCCTCGCCGAGGTTCACGGTCAGCTTCTGAATGCCTCGCCCGAACGTCTCAAGGCCAACGCCAGACTGGTCGGCCGCGAACTGGTAGGCCTGCAGGGCAGACGCAGAGACCCCGGTACGCTTCGACAGATCGTCGACAGCGGCGACGGCAGAGGCCGAGCCGACGACGAGCGACTGAAACGAACCGGCCGCGGTCGTGATCGCAGAGACGAACACGCGCGAAATCTCAATCGTCTTCAGCACACCGAGGTCGGCCGCGGCACGCTTGCCGGCGTTGCCCATGGAGTCGAGCTTGGCATTCACGTCGCGCACGGATGCAGCCAGCGACGCGGTGTTCGCTGAAATCTGCATCGCCAGTGAAAGTGCCGTGCTCATCCGAGGTCAGCCTGTAGCCGTTTCAGTGCGTCCAGATCCTGCGTCCTGTGTCGGGGTACGTGATCGTCAAGGCCGATGAGCTTCTTGGGATCCGGTGCCGTCTTGCTGTGCGGGGCGAGGATCGCCGCGGCCAGCAGCCCCGTCTGTAGCCAGTGGTCTCCAACCCGCTCAAAAAACCGATCCAGTGCAATCCACTCCGAGAACTCCGCAGAATCCATCCGGTCGAGCAATTCCGCGTGTGTGCAGTGGAGGTGCCCGGCCAAGCGGAACGCGAAACGCCGCTCTGGCCGGGCGTTCAATTTCCCGCGAGTTCCTTGATGTCGGCCTCCGTCATGCGGTTGTGACGCATGGCCGCGTCGAACACGCGAGCAAAGGCCGTGCTGTCGAGATCCTTGAGCGTGGCCACGCCATCGGGGCCGGGAAACAAGAGCTTGCCATCGGCGTCGCACAGGCACCGCGAGAGGTACTCGCTGCGCCAGTCGTCGGGCAGTTTGCCGCCGGCGTCCATGGCGGATTTCTCGTAGCTGTCGCGGTCGCGGAGGGTCATCGTGCGAACGCACACTTCGCCGAGGCCAGCCACGGTCACGGTCTTGATGTTTGGCCGGCATGCGGCCTTGAGATCGTCTGCACTGAGCGGCATGCGTCACCCGTCTAGGAGGTTGAAGGTCACGGTGTAACGAGTCACGCCGTTGACCTCGGGAGTCATCACGAACCCCTCGTAGACTGCATAGCTCGTCAAGCTCACGCCGCCACCTGAGATCACCAGCTGCTTCCGCAAGCCGTACTCGGCGGTCGAGATGTTGGCCGAGCCGAGGCACTCGACCGTGACCGCACCGGCCTGGTCGGTCCAGACGACAGACCGGCCGCGGCTCGCGCCACCGGCGTAGGTGACCGGCACGCCCACGACCTCGGTGAACGCGACGCCACCCCAGGTGACGGAGATTCCGGTGGAATAGGTGGCCACGGGAGCCTCCCGTGGGTCAGACGCGGGCGATTCGGATGGTGGCCGAACCCTTGATCACGTCGTTGGTGGCGAGCGTGATGCTCGAGGTCCGCACCGTGCCGGCGGCAGCGATGGACAGCCCGCCGGTGATCGTCAGCGTGCCGGTCGTCTTGTCGGCCAGCGGCGTCTTGCCGATCCAGTCGAAGGTGATCTCGCGGCCGGTGTCGGTCGCGGACCCCGACAGCGGGCGCGACTGCGACAGCACCTCGGCACCGGTCGTCAGACCGAGGTGCGAGATGTCGATGGTGTCGTCGGCACCGGGGTCGGTGAGGTTGTAGACGATGTTGGTGACGACGTAGGCGTTCGACGCTGCGGTGTTCGGGAACTTGAGCGTCGTGCCGCTGGAATCATGAGGAGTGTCGGCCATCGGTTAGGTCTCCTGCCACAAGATTTCGTAGGACTGACGGACCACGTAGGTGTCTGGCATCGGCCCGCCAGCGAGGTTCGCGAGCTCGTCCGACTCGTCGTCCAGCGAGGTTTGGCGAACAGTCGTATTGTCAGCGGTCCCGCCGTAGCCATCCAGAACCGCCCTCATAGCGTCGGCTATGGTCCTGGCAGCCTCGTAGGTCGCCGCGTAGACGCTGTACTCCACGGTGGTAATCGGCACGCCCATCGGTGCCGCCAGCGTCTGCTCCCGCCTGGCCGCGGTGCGTCGCCACAGGACGAACGGCAGCGGCGTCTCCGGGCTCGACATGAGCGGGTAGATGCGTGACGCGATCAAGCCAGACACGGTGGCGTCGGCCACCAGGGCGGCACGCAGGACAGCTTCGGGGGCCTTGAGCGGCACAGGAGGCCTCAGAACGGGGTTACAGGGTTGGCCGAGGCCTTGCGGGGGAACTTGTCCGCAAGGTCTTTGAGGGCGTTATTGAGGGCCAGCGTCATGTTGATGGGCATCTGGGCCCGCATCTCGGGCAGCGACCGCTGGTAGGCAGTCTTCACTGGTGGCTGGCCGAGCTTGCCGCCAATCGGCATCGAGCCGAGGTACACGCCCTGGCCGCGGGGGGCACGCTTGAAGAACGCCCGCGGGTAGCTCGGGCTCGTCTGCACCCGGGCTATCCCCTTGAACTTGCCGCGTGTGGCAATCGGCTTGATCTTGAACGGCCCGAACTTGTTGAACGACGAGGCAATCGGGCCTTTCGTGCGGCGGTCCTTGGTGCCGAACTCGAGGAACCCCATGTGGTAGCCGAGGTTCCGGCCCTTCCGCACCGTGCCCTTGCTGGCGTAGGCACTCGACTTGCCACCAGAGGCCGCGATGTAGCCCACCAGGCCCACGGCGTTGCCCGCTTTGTACGTCTTCACCTTGGAGGTGATTGCCCGCCTGAGGTTGCCTGTTGGGCCTTTGGGCGTGGTCTGACGCAGTGCCGCCAGCCCCGGCTTGATGCTCTTGCGAATCGCCGAGCCCATGTACTTGCGAGCGAGGCTCGGCCGGAGGTCTTTGAAGGCAGCCTTGAGCCGCTCAAGCTCTGGGAACTTCACCTCCATGGAGACGTTTGGCTTAGCCATCCCGGTTCTCCTGGCAGATGGCTTCGTGCTCGCTGCGGTTGCCGTGCTCGAGCAGGGAGACGATCTCCAGCGTGCGGCCACGCCACGAGAACCGCATATTCTGGTCGAGGCCCGACAGGTACCGCAGTCGCACCTTGTGCGTCAGGGTCACGTCAGATTGGCCGGCAGCGAGGGCCTCGCGGGCCGACACGCCCTCGACGCTCGCCCAGACCGACGAGCTATTGGCCCACGTCAGGACGGTCTCGCCCAGCGTGTTGGTGGCACCGGTGGCCACCTGCACGGTCACACGCTCGCGGAGACGGCCGGGGTCGATCATCGGTAGTCGCCCCACTTGATCGAGTCGAGCATCGATGAAACGCCGAACGGCACCGCCGTGGCAGCCACTTGGTCGGCCGCCAAGCGGCGTTCGTACCAGTAGGCCACGAGCATGAGGATCGCAGCCCGAACGACCTTCGGCACCTTGGTGCCGTCCTCGCCGTACCCGCCCCACCATGTGACCGAGATGCTGTTGCGGTCGAGCAGGTGCGACGGCCACGTGCCTGCGTAGACGGTGCGGATTACGCCCGGCTCCGAGGTACGATCCACCCGGTATTCCGATGTGGCGAGCGTCGCGGTGCCGCCACCCTCCATTGCGTAGGTGATCGTCGTGGCCGTATTGCCAGACGCGACCGCCACCGGGGGCCGCGGCAGTTCGATCTCCCAGGGAAACGTGTCGAGCGTCATCGTCCACTGGGTGTGCACGAAGGTCCGCTGGGTGTAGTTCTCGCACCACTCGCGGGCCGCAGTGATCAGTGCCAGGATCTGGTCGTCGTCGGACTCGGTGTCGACACGTAGGTGCGTCTTCGCGTCAGACAAGCTGACCGGCTCGACGACGGGCTGGGCGGCTCGTTTCAGGCTCCTGTATCTCACCGCATCCTCCTACGTCGTGGCGTTCTGTCGGCCGTCTCGACCACTGGTTCGACGGCTGCAGTCTCGATGGCCTGCGGGGCAGCAACTGGTGCCGCCACGCCGCGGCGGATCCAGGCGTCTGCCACGCCACCGCCTACCGTCACCAGCTGGCCGCGAACGTACTGCTGGAAACCCTTCGTGATTCGGACCGTCGTGGGCATCACGCCCTCCAGATGTTGTCGGGCTTGATGCCCTTGCCGCAGAACTCGGTCGTGTACTGATAAACCGGCTGCGAGAGATCCTTGCCGGGGTACGTGATCACGTATTCGCCGTGGCCGATCACCACGCGAGGGCTGACGTAGCACCGGTTTCCGCTCGCCTTCCACTGCTTCCAGAAATAGATGTCGTCATCGACTCGGCCATCACCCCAGCTGCCCTTTGGATCAGGCGTCGACCAGAACCACGGCTTGATGCATCGCTTGAGGGCTCGGGTGGAAATGACCGTGCAACCGAAGTGTGCGGCGTCCACCTGCTGCACCGGCTCGGCAAACCACTCGCGGGGCACGTGGTTGGTGCCGTCTGCCGGCGGATCGTCGAGCGTCCCGAGCATGGTGAACATCGGCCGACCGTCTTCACGCTTCGTCTGGATTGGAGCGAGTGCGTCGCACCCAAACGTCATCGCCAGAGCAAACAGGTGCTCGATGTCTTCCTTGAGCACGAACGAGTCGTAGTCGAGCGTCAGGATGTACTCGTAGTCATCCAGCACCTGCTCAAAGATGCGGGTGTTGACTTGAGACCAGAACGCACCGGTGCCCATCGTCGGCTCGATGCCTAGCGGCATCAGTGCCTTCCACCAGCCGAAATGGTTGCTGGTGAACGACAGCCGCGGCATCGACAAAACGGCGTGCACCCGGATGTCGACCGATGTATCCCCGACTTTGATCAGCATCCTGCCTCCGCAAACGCGAAACGGGCGACGGGGGCTACCCGCCGCCCGCTTGGGCGTAACTGTGGCAAGAGCGTCAAGCTCAGCCGACGATGGCGACCGAGGCACCCTTTTCGGTGGCCGTGTCCGGGCCGTCCTCGGGCTTGCCGAGACGGGCGACGGAGTAGACCGAGCCGGTGGCGTTGCCGGTGGCAAGCACCTTCAGGTACCGCTTCTTGCCGCGGAGATCGACATCGAACCGCACCACCACGTCGGAGCTCGTGTTGGCAGGCGTGGGGATCGTGAACGACGTGCCACCCACGTAGCCGCTGAGATCCGAGTAGCTCGAGGTGCTGTCTCCGTGCTGGAGCTTGAGCACCAGGGCCACGGCCGAGTTGGTGCCGGCCGCGGCGACCTTCTCGAACGCCACGTCGATGCTCGCCACCTTGAAACCGAGCGTGTCGATTTCCATGGAGTGGGTTGCCGACGAGGTGATGTCGTCCGACAGGCTCGCAACCGTCTTGGTGTTTTCCAGGCGATTCATGACAGGGTCTCCGTCAGGTCGTGTCAGGGAGGTTAAGCGACGCCGTCAGACGATCAGGCACCCTTGATCGCAACGATTGGCCCGGCGACGGACGAATCGCCGACCGAGTGCCACACCATCGTGCCGCGGGCGACACCGGTGAACAGCGTCTGGTCGAACTCGACGTAACGCTCGGTGCTGACGCGGGTGGCGAACTGGCTGCGGAGCCCGAACATCCCCGCGAGATCCGGCCGACCGAAGTAGGCGATGATCTCGTTGGTGAAGTCGGTGTCGGTCCCGTGGGTCTGGTCGGTGATCTCGACCGGGAACCCGGCGAACTGGAGGCCCGTGCCGCCCTCGACGGAGACGCGGCCGCCAGCGGCCATGTCGAGCCGCTGCATGGCGAGAGCGAAACCGACGCTGGAGATGTACCAGCGGGCACCGTTGAGGGCGTACCGGGGGAGCTTGCCGAGAGCGCCGAGGAAGTCAGCGGCGACGAGCTCCTCCCACGTGTCGCGGCCGGAGCCGGTCGTGTGGACGGAGGCCGAGCCGATCTTGTTCTTGAGGCCGTAGACCCCGCCGTAGGTGCTCGTGCCGTCGCCGGCCACCGCAGCGGCCTCGAGCTTGGCAGAGATCGCCGTGGCGAACTCTTCGGTGATGAAATCGCCGAGAGCGATTGCCGAGTCGGCCAGCACTTCGTTGCTGACCTTCGTGCCGACCGTCAGCTTGGACGCGACCAGCTGCACCTGGTTCACCGCCGGATCGCTCGTGCTGATCTCGGAGTTCTCGCCGGTCCAGTTGGCCGTGACGCCCGACACGCGCTTCGGGAAGATCACGGTGTCCGAACCCATCGGCACCTGCTGCATGCCGCTGGCCCAGACCGAGTAGACATCGACCAGGCGGATGAGGTTGGCCACCATCACGTCGGGGACGAGGGCACCGCCAGCCGAGTTGCTCGACTCGGACATGGTCCGCACCTCGACGCCGTGATCGTCGCACCACTGGCGAGCGTGGGCATCGTTGCAGTACGAAGCCTTGATCCACTGCCCGACCGTGTGGGCCTCTTCCTGCGTCTTGAACGCCCGGAGCTTGCCGCGGAACGGCACGGCCTCGACGCGGGCCCGCTCGACCTTCGCGGCCGATGGAGCCGGAGTGCAGCGGTCGACCACGCTGCGGAGATTCTTCTGGGACTCGGCGACGGCCTGCTCGAAGCTGAGCTTCTTCGTCACGTCGTCGGCCCGACGCATCAGGCCCTCGAGCTCGAGGTCGCGAGCCGCAACCGCGTCGGCATCGACGCACTCCATGGCACGGACAGCCTCGATCCGGTTGCTGGTTTCAGCGGCCTCGTCGGTCAGCTTCTTGATCACGTCCATGGTCGGTATCTCCAGGGATGCGGCGGCGCGCCGCGTGTCGATGCCCGGAGACTAGGACCGGCCAGCGGTCCCCTTGAAGAAACGCAGGGCTGAATGTGTTGTGCTGACAACGCAGCGGGCTCTAGCTCCGCAGCGAGGGCAGCGGACGTACCGCAGCTGCTCAGCGCCACACGCCCGGCTGGAGCGTGTCCGCATCGTCTCGCCGCACTGGCACCGCGGTCGGTCAGCCACGCATGGCACTCCTGAGTCGAAGGAGAGCGGCCACAGCACCCTCGACGGCCGTGGATCGCTTCACGACAGGGGACGCGACAGGGGCGGGCTCTTGGGCAGACAGCCACGCTTGGTACGACCGCATGGCCACGCCTGCCGTGGTCGACGGGTACGCGGGCACCAGCACCGGGCCCACGTCGTACAAGCCCGAAACCTCGCGGATCTGCCGCACGGCACCGCCCTTGTCGTCGGTCACGAACTGCTCGCCTCGGGTGTCGACCGTGAACGCGAACGACGAGCCCCGAACGTCCCGACGCTGGATGAGCTCAAGCACGTCGGCGCGGCTGACCGGTGGCGTGACGACGTACCGCAGGCCCTTTTCATCGCTCGAAAGCTCCAGCGTGCCGCTTGATGCCCGGCCCAGCACGATGTTGCTGTCGTGGTTGAACAACGCCACAACGTCCTGGCGGCCCCGCTCCCGGCCAAGCACCTTGTCGAAGGCTCCCGGCAGGATCATCTCCCGAAAACCGCCCAGATCGAGCGAGAGACGGTTGTAGACAGCTGCGTAGCCGACGATGGCAGCCCGGCCGTCAGCCCGAGTCTCGATCTGCAGGTCGTCGTCAGCCTCTACGGCCAGGTCGCGGCGTTCGATGTCCATGGTCATGCCCCTTTGATGAATTGCGGCGAGTCGTCCACCCACACGTCGACCTTCACGCCAGCCTCTTCGGCAGCCTGTTCCTTAAGCCGCTCGGGCCCGACGAGCAGAACCTGCGAGAACGCAGCGGCGTAGTCGCCAAGCGTCTCCACGACCTCCTGCCGATCCGACTCGGGGCGGCGCGAGATCATCACCACCTGATTGCCGTTGTCCGCAGCGTTCTTGGCGAACGCTCCCCACAGCTTCGGATCGGCCGCGAACGTGCGGTCGAAGTCGATGCTGATAGTGAGCGCCCGCGACTCGCTCTCGCCCTGGTCCTCTGCGTCGTCTTCCGGTGACGACTCGACCTCGGAGACCAGCTGCACGGCAGGCTCGGGCATGGGTGGCTGTTCTGGAGGCCCGGCGTTGGCGGCTTCGACCGTCTGCATGTTCATCGGCACCAGCCGCAGCTTGCCGGCGTCTGCTGGCAGGGGCGTCATACCGAGGTAAGCACGCGCCTCGTCGATGTCGTACACGCCGCGGTCGAGCATCGCCGTCACGAAAGCGGACTGCGCCGCCGAATCACCACGCAGCAGCCCGTTGACGTTGTGTTCCGCGAAGTACCGCTCGTCGTCTGCGATGAGGTCGCGGGAGATCGCGGCCTCCCACCGTCGCAGATGCGGCAGCAGGCAGTGCTGCACGAACTCCGTGCCCTGCACCTCGATGTTGGAGAAGGTGCTGCGGGTCAGGTCTTGGATCATGTGCGGAGGCATGCGGAATGCCCGGCAGATCTCGATAACCTGGTACTGCCGCGTCTCGAGGTATTGGGCCGCCTCGTTGCTGCCGCTGAGCTCCTTGGCCTTTACGCCGTTGGGCAGCACAGCCGTGCGGAACGCCCTGTCTGCTCCGCGGTGCATCCGCTCCCAAGCGTCGCGGAGATTCGACGCGGCCTCGGGCGGGATGGGGTTGTCGGACTCAAGCACCACGCCCGGCCGGGCACCGTTCCCGAAGTAGCTCGAGCCGTGTTGCTCGAGGGCCCTGGCGAGGCCGATGGCATCGCGGCACACGGTCGTCGGCACGATCCCGTTGATGCCGTCGAGCGACAGGAACCGCAGGTGGAAGATCTGGTCCTGGCGGTAGATCGTCTCGCGGCCGTAGCCGTCCGGCTCTCGGTAGCGGTACCTCAGCGAGCCGTTCTCCAGTCGCTCCACGACCATGTTCGCAGGGTGCAGCGGCCGGAGCTCGGCGACAGCACCGACGCGAGAGTTGCCGATGATCTCCGCGAAGGACTGCCCGTACATGAGGTAGAGGGCAGTCATCTGCTCGCGGAACTCAAGGGCCGTCTGCCAGCCGTTGGGCTGGGTGTGCAGGAGCCGGTACAGCGGGCTAGACTCCGCACGCACCCGGTCATTGCCCTGCCGTTCGAACAGGTGCAGCGGCAGGCTCGCGACGCTCTCCGAGATCACGCGAACGCACGCGAGGAACGCCGAGCACTGCATCGCCGTCTCGGGCGTGACGCGGATGCCAGCAGGCGTCTTGGTGTCTGGGTACCAGTCGATGCCGCGGAGATCGATCATCCGCCAATCACGCGACTCTGACGCTGTGCTGATGTCGGTGGTCTGGCTCATAGGATGATCATGTCCCAGTTTTGTTCAGCGGGTCTGGCCGTGTTTGCCGCGTGCAACCCGAGGCCCATGACCAGGGCTACGATGCCGTCGATCCGCTCGGTGCTCTTTGCCTTGCTGGGCTTGATGTTCTGCTGGTGGTCGCTCTGCACGGCCACGTTCGATGCCATCCAATCCATCACTGGGCTCTGGCAACGGATCCGCTCCGACAGCACGAGGTTCTCGAACTGCTTGGCGGGGCTCGACATTGAGCCGTA